CTTCGACGCGTTCTTAAAGCGCGCTTCGACGCAATGGGCCAGTTTGCCGGGCTCCAATGCTGGGCAGCACATCAATGCTTACATCGATCTTTTGAACGTCTTCACTCAAGCGGGCGGCGTAAGCGTCTGCAAGGCATCAGCATGATTGCGACGATTAAAGCTTATTGGAAATACATCGAATTGGTTGCGCTGATTGTGTTGATCGTGGCGGCTTACACGTTCGGACATCACACGGCATCGGTTGACGCCATCGCCTCACAGGCGAAGGCAGTCAAAGCGCAATCAGACGCAGACAACGCCGAACTAAAACGTCAGCTACAGGTGTCCGCTGGCAATGCGGCCTCTGCCCAAAGTCTTGCGGTATCAGCCGCTGAAGCGCGTCAGAAAACACAAATTGTTTATCAAACCATTACACAACAGGTCACTCACTATGTTGAAACGCATCCTGACTCTGAATCTTGCCGCGTTGATGATGACGGCTTGCGTATCTGGCGTGAAGCCAACAGCGGCAACCTATCGCAATGATGTGCCGTTGAGTCTTGATAACGACTCGTTGAGCGAATGCCCTGAACTGCCACAGCCAACAGATGGCAAGCCATCAACGCTGATGGAAAACCATGTGGCAGTGACAAAGCTTTATCACGACTGCAAGACGAATCACCACACGCTGATTCAAGGCATCAAGTCGCAGCACGGCATCACGGTCAACGGCATCGCGCCGTCGACGCTGCCCGATAGGTGATGGGGATAGTGAACCGTGCGGCCGAAACCGTGCAGTTTTCCAAGGTACTCCCCGAGGCCGTATGCACTGCGGCGTCCCCGACACCGCGAAAAACAATATCTGCATGAACTTTGGAAAACGACTTTTCGTTTTCCGAACTGAACGGAAACGCTTGAAATCATGGCAAAAGGGCGCGGAAACAAAGTAAACCGCGCCGAACTATCGAGCACGTTCGGCGTATCTCTTCCCACTATCGACGCCTGGGTGCGCAACGGTTGCCCGTTCGACCAAAAGGGGATGGGTAAAGGCAAACCTTGGATATTCGACACGGCCGATGTCGCGGCTTGGCGTGAGCAAAAAGCCGGTGATGACGCCGTGGGCGACAACGACGCGGACGAGATTAAGCTGAAAAAGCGCAAGCTCGCCGCCGAGACGGGTAAGGCTGAGCTTGAGTTTGCAAAGGCGCGCGGCGATGTTGCGCCCATCCGCGATTTCGAGCGCGCACAGGCGACCGCCTTCGCCCATATCCGCACGAACGTCATGAATGTGACGCAGCGCATCGTCGTTCAACTTCTTGGCGAGACTGACGAGTCCGTATTCAAGTCGAAATTGAACGCAGAGCTACGCCTTGCACTTGAGGCGTGCACCGAAGCTGACCTGACGCTATCGGAAGACGACGACGAAGGGCAGGACGAAGAGTGAGCGAGTTCGTCAACTGGGTCGGCATTAGGGCCGCCCTTCGCCGAGCTATTTCTAACCTGGTGCCGCCCCCGCCGCTGAGGATGACGGAATGGGCAGAGCGTAACGTTCATATCGCTATCGGTAACGCGATACCCGGCCCAATCAATTTTGACAACGCGCCATATCAGCGCGGGATGATCAATGCGACGCAAGAGCCGGGGTGCTACCGCGTCACGTATAAGACCGGCGCGCAGCTAGGAAAGACAACCTGTCAGCAGGTCATCATCGGGTATTTCATCGAGTACGAGCCGCGCTCACAAATATTTGTGCAGCCTACGCAGGGCGACGTACAAACGTTTCTCGAAACGAAGTTGCGCCCGATGCTGGACGCCAATCCGTCCATTTCCCGCAAGATGGCAAAGCAGCGGGGGCGCGAGGGCGTCAACAATTCGCGCATCATTTCGTATATCGGCGGCTGGCTTATGTTTTCGTGGGCTGGCAGCCCGAAGACATTGCGCGGCCGATCTGCGCCGGTTACGCACGCCGACGAAATCAACGGCTTTGACACCACACCGGAAGGCGATCCCGGCGAATTGCTCGACCAGCGCGCCGCGACGTTCGGTGACCAGCGGTTACGCACGGAGAGCAGCACACCGACGCATGAGGGAGGGCGGATCGATGTCGCTTTCGAGCTGGGCGACCAGCGACGCTATTACGTGGCGTGCCCCGATTGTAGGCATGCGCAGTTTCTGCGGTGGGAGAACGTCACCTGGCAAGGTCGTGTTTCGACGTCCATCAAAGATGCGGCGGACGATCTAGAAAAAGAACATCTGCCTGAAACGGCCGGCTATATGTGCGAGGCGTGCGCTTGCCTATGGAATGACGGCCAGCGCATAGCAGCCATCCGTGACGCTGAAAAAAACGGCCACGGCTGGAAAGCGGCAAAGCCGTTCTTAGGCCATGCATCGTTCCACGCGCCGGAAATGTTGTCGACGTTTCGAAAGATGCGCGACATCGTGCGTTCGTATCTCGACAAGCTAGCTCTCGATGACTTGCAGTCGTTCGTCAATGTGAGCCTCGCTGAAGGCTTCGCAGAGAACGGCGAGGCCGCCGACCCTACCGGCCTGATGGCGCGCGCCTATGAGTTCCCGGCGCAGATCCCAGCTGGCGGCCTGATAGTCACCGCTGGCATCGACATGCAGCCTGATCGGTTGGAAGCGGAGGCCGTAGCCTGGGGTGAGGCTGAACAGTCGTGGTCTATTGAATATCGAGTGTTTTGGGGTGACCCGCTGCAGGGCGACGTGTGGGACGAACTTGACGACTGGCTTGCCAGTGGTTACGTGCATGAGTCTGGCCGCATCCTGCCCATTTCGGCGGCTTGCCTCGATACCGGCGGAACGAAAGGTTACACGCAATGCGCCTACGAATACCTAAAGGGTAAGACAGGTCGACGCCTGTTCGGCATAAAGGGCGTGGGTGGTTGGGGTCGTGCGATCGTCGAGAAGCCGCAGCGCAAGCAGTCGGGTAAAAACGCGCGCAAAATCGATCTATTCCTAGTCGGCGTTGACGAAGCGAAACTGATCGTCATGCGCAGGCTCGGGATTGCCGCGCCTGGCCCTGGTTACTGTCACTTTCCGGAAGATCGCGACGCGGATTGGTACAAGCAGATAACCGCTGAAAAGCTGCTCACCCGATACGTGAAAGGCCAGCCGGTGCGTGAATGGTCGAAGCCTGACAAGGCCCGCAATGAAGGTCTTGACTGTCGCGTCTACGCCTACGCCGCCCTGAAAATTGTGCAGCCAAGTTTCAAACGACTCGCGGTCAAGCTGAAGATGTCTGCACCGCCTACGCCACTGAAACATACCGTCGCCGAAAGCGTCGCCGATGTCGGCGTGAAGCGGCTGGAAGTTCTCACGCCGCCGCCCGAACCCGTTGCGGAAATCCGCCTAGAGGCCCCGTCGCCGCCGGCTGCGCAAACTGCGCCTGTCTTCCGGTCAAGGCGTGTGCTGCAAGCAAAGCCACGCAGGGGGAATTTCGCGACGAAATGGTGAACGAATGGCAGGCATCAAAAATCAGCGAGTACCGGCGACGGCAACGGCTGGCCTGACATTTTTGTTCGATCCGCGCCTTTGCGATTACCCGGCTACGCAGTGGAGCGCAAAGCTGCTGTTACGTGGCCCTGCATCCATCGATCTTGATGCAGCTGATGACGGATCACAAACGTTCACGGTCGATAGCACGACGACTGCGGCGTGGTTAGCTGGGAACTATTGGTACAGCCTACGCGTGCAAAGCGCGACGGAAACTCGCGAAGTCGAAAACGGCCAGATTGAATTTCTGCCTGACTTCGCGAGTCTTCCGGTTGGCTACGACGGCCGAACGCAGAACGAAATCGCGCTTGACGCCATCGTTGCCGTGCTCGCCAAGCGCGCAACGCAAGACCAGCAGCGGTACACCATCGGCGACCGCGAGTTATGGCGCGTGCCTGTCATCGACCTTATCAAGCTGCGTTCGTATTACTCCACCGCTGTTCGAAATGAGCGCGCCGCGAAGTCGGGCATCCGCCGGTTCGGTCGTCCTGTCATCGTGAGGTTCAACTCTTGAGTTTTTGGAACCGCAAGAGCGTCGCACTGCGTAAGGTCGGCGACGAAAATGCAGTGCTGCGCGCCCTAGAAAAAACCTTGTCGCGCGAGGTCGCCGAGAATCCAGCGAAGCCCCGGCGGAATATGGTCGCGCGTTCGCTGTCGGCCATGTTTAAGTCTGCACAGCAAGACCCGAACGATAAATGGACGTCCATATCCATTTCACCGGATATGTTCATATCGCAGATGCAGCCGATTCTGGTCGCACGGTCGCGTGAGCAGTGGTCGAATAATGATTATGTAAGAAGCTTTGTGCGCCTTGCGCGGCAAAACATTGTCGGCGCGACAGGCATCCGTTTGCAGGCGCAGGCAAAGAAGGTTCGCGGAAAGCTCGATAGCGACGCGAATACGTCGCTTGAAGAGGCGTGGTGTCAGTGGGGCAAGGCGGGTAATTGCGAAATGACCGGCGCGCTTTCCTGGCGCGCTGTGCAGGCGCTTTGCGTCGAAACGACCGTGCGAGATGGCGAGTTCATCCTTCGGCTGATCCATGGCCCGGCGGCTGGTCCAAGCGGCTTCGCGCTGCAGATGATCGACCCGCAGCGCTTGATGGTTCGCTATGACAATTACAACGTCAACGGCGGTCGCAACTTCATCCGGCAGGGAATCGAGTTCAACCCTTACGGCCGACCTGTCGCGTATCACTTCAGCTCGACCGACGAAGCCGATGACTACTGGTATTCGTTGAACGGTCGGGGATTCGTCCGCGTACCTGCCGAAGAAATCATTCATCGATTCCGCGTTGAAATGGTTGGCCAGCGTCGCGGCTTGCCCTGGGCATCGACGTCGCTTGCACGCCTGCATCACCTGGCGGGCTTCGAAGACGCGAGCGTTAAAAATGCGCGCGCGACCTCCACGAAAATGGGTTTCATCCAGTACGACACGGGTTTCGGTCCCGAAGCGGATGACGATGTCGATGTGGCATCGACCATCGATGCAGAGCCGCTTTCGTTCCACGAATTGCCCGAAGGCGCAAAGCTTGCCGAGTGGAGCCCGAACTATCCGAGTGGCGAGTTTGCCGTGTTCTGCAAGGCCATGCTGCGTGGCGCGGCGGCGGGTATGGGGGTGCTCTACAACAACCTGGCCGGCGATCTTGAGGGCGTCAACTTTTCCAGTATCCGCCAAGGCACGCTAGACGAGCGCGAGCACTGGAAAGAGCTGCAACAGTGGCTAATCGAATCGCTTGTGACGCCGGTCTATGAGGCATGGCTAAAGGTCGCGCTATTGCAAGGTCACATTGTCGACAAGTCCGGCAAGCCGTACAGCCCGCTCAAGCTAAGCGCGTTCCGTTCGGTCAAATGGCTTGGCCGTCGCTGGGCCTGGATTGACCCGCGCGCCGACGTTGACTCGGCTCTCGCGAGCATACGCGGCGGCCTGGCGTCACCTAGCCAAGTGATTCGCGAATCGGGTCGCGATCCGCAGGAAGTCTTTCGCGAAACGGCGCAAGACATTCAGGACATGGCTGCCGCTGGCATCCCTGAGAAATACATCGAGCTTTTCTTTAACGGCGAGCCCACACCGCCGCCCCCGCCGCAGGCGGCCGACACCCCCGCTTCTGAGGACGCATCCAAGTGAACAAGATCGCAACCCGCCTTGCGGAAATTTCAAAGCGCGGCGGCCTTCGCCGGCTGGCCGATGTCGGCGCCGTCGATATGGCGGCGCGCACCGTCGAAATTTCGTTTTCATCCGAGGCGGCGGAGGTTCCGCGCTGGTTTGGACTAGAAACGCTTTCGCACGCACCGGGCGCTTGCGATCTGTCACGCATGAACGACGGCGCGGCCGTGTTGTGGATGCACGACATGACGGACCAGCGCGGCGTCGTCGAGCCAAGCTCTGCCGTCATCGAGGCTGACCGCGTCGGCCGCTGCCTGGTTCGCTTCAGCCGTAGTCCGGCAGGCGAACAACTGCTGCAGGACGTCAACGACAAGATTATTACGAAAGTATCAGTCGGCTATTTCGTCAACGGCATGCGCCTTGTCGAAACGCGCGCCGATGACGTCGACGTTTATTCGATTACGGCATGGATGCCCTACGAAGTCTCCTTTGTGAGCGTCCCTGCGGATGCCTCTGTTGGCGTCGGCCGCGCGGCGGAAATCGGGCTAGAGGTCGTGGACGAGCCGCCTGTCCAAACTGAGCCCGTCATCGAAAAAACCCAACGAGCCGAGGCCACAAAAAAGATGGACGAAATCGAACGCGCTGCCGCTGTTGCCGCAGCAAACGCAACCGCTGCAGGTGCACAGCAAGGCACCGAGTCCGAGCGTACTCGCTCCAAAACCATTCTCGATATGGGCCGCGAATATCGGCACGTCGATCTTGCTGCGCAGTTTGTGACCGAGGGCAAGTCCGTCGAAGAATTTCAGCGCGCGCTGCTGATTGAGGGTGCCAAGCACGCGAACAAGCCTCTCGATGAACAGGTGCGCTCTGCCGAAATCGGCCTGACCCCTGGCGAAGCGAAAAATTTCAGCTTCTTGCGTGCGGTGCGTGCGCAGTTGCCCGGCGCTTCCGACGTGGATCGCAAGGCGGCGGGTTTCGAACTTGAATGCTCGCGTGCTGCTGAAAAGGCTTACGGGAAGACCGCACGCGGTATCTTGATTCCAGCCGATATCCTGAATCAACGCACGTTCTCGACCACAACCCCGGCCGGCGGTGCCGGTAGCAACATCGTGGCAACCGAGCTGCTTGCCGGTTCGTTTATCGACATGTTGCGTAAACGTGCCTGGGTGATGCGTCGTGCGACCACGATGGGCGGCCTTGTCGGCAATATCGACATCCCGCGCCAGAAGGGTGCAACGACCGCTTACTGGGTGGGTGAGGGTGGCGCACCGGCTGGCAGTGATCCTGCGCTTGACCAGGTCCCGTTCACGCCGAAGACGGTCGCCGCGCTGAACGAAATCACCCGACGTCTGATGATGCAGTCAACGCCGGATGCGGAGACCATGGTTCGGACTGACTTGCTGAAAGTCATGGCGCTGGAAATTGATCGTGCGGCTATCTACGGCTCCGGCACCGCCAATCAGCCGCAAGGTTTGGCGGGAATCAGCGGCATCAATGCCGTGCCGTTTGCGGTGGCCGGTAAGCCTACCTATGCCGAACTGGTGGCCATGGAAACGGCCATCGCATTGGATGATGCCGACGTCGACTCGATGTCGTACTCCTTCAATGCCGGCATTCGTGGCTATGCGAAAACCGCGCTGAAGTTCCCCGACGCGGCCGGCACCGGCACGATTTGGGAGTCGGGAAAGACCGTCAATGGCTACGAAACGAACGTTTCGAATCAGCTAGCGAGCGGTGACACGTTCTTCGGAAACTGGTCCGACCTCGTTGTGGCGATGTGGGGCGGCCTGGATTTAACCGTCGATCCTTACAGCCTGAGCGCTTCCGGCGGCGTCCGCATTGTGGCGTTCCAAGACATCGACATCAACGTGCGTCACGTCGAGTCGTTCTGCTACGGCAAGTAATCGTTTCGCCGGGTAGCAAAAAGCACAGGTAATCAAAAAGGCCGCCAGTCCGGCGGCCTTTTTCAATCAAAGAGGAAACACCGTGGGCCTGAAAACGTACACATTGAAACTGACAAGCGCTCTTGCCATTGGTGGTGACATTCTCCGGCCAGGCGCATTGATCGAAGTCGTCGAGACCGACGCAAAGGACTATCTGCGTCGCGGTAAAGCGGTGGTTGCGGAAATAGAGGATGCATTGGGCTTTGCATCGAAGACGCAGGCCGCTGCAGAAGCCGCTGACAAGGCCGCTGCCGACGAGGCAGCAGAGAACAAGGCCGCCAGTGACAAGGCCGCTGAAGAGCAGGCAGAGGCCGACAAGCTCGCGGCTGTAGACGGTGGCGGCGCGCAGTAGTGCCGATTCCTTCTTTTGATGACCCGCGCCAGTTTCTGCAGGATTTCGATGCGGCATCGCTGTCGTTCAAGCTATCCAGCACAACGGGCGCCGTCATCACAAAAGGGGCTGATGGCCTGCCTTTGCTTGGCATCTTTGATGAAAAATACATCGATGCCAAGCTAGGTGACTACGACATCATTGCAGGCGGTCAACCCCGCCTGCGGTGCATGGCTGAAGACGTCGCGGCACTGAAGAAGCACGACCAGGCCACGATTGAAGGCATCGTTTATTACCTCGACCACGATCCGTTACCGGATGGTCACGGCTACGCGTTCCTGATGCTTTCGCGCGATACCGACGACATCTGATGCTGACGATTGCTGTCGATTCTGGCGGACTCTCGCGCGCCATTCTTGACCTGAAGGCAACGGACCCGCAGGCACGCAAGGCGCTCAATTCGACCATGAACAAGATGGCCGCCTGGGTGCGCACGCGATCCGTTCGCGGGCTCTCGGACACGGTCAAGATTCAGCAAAAAATTCTGCGTGCCCGTGTTCGCACGTACCGCATGCAAGGCAGCATCGGTCAAGCGCAGGTCGATGGGTCGATGAAAGTTTGGTTCGGCTTGAATGCGGTCCCCTGGGCAAAGCTCAATCCGCGCGCAACGCGTAAAGGTGGCGTATCCGCTGCCGGTGGTCGACACGATTCAGAGGCGTTCATTGCCCACTATGGCGGCCGTCCACAGGTGCTTAAGCGCATCGGCAAAGAGCGCGTGCCGTTGATGGTGATGAAAGCTGAAATAGCGCAAGAGTCGGAAAACTACATCGAGCACTTCGTTCTAGCGAGTGCCGAATTCGATAACCAATTTTTGAAGACGTTCGAAAGGGAGCTTAAATGGCGGACATCGACACGTCGCTAGATTTTGACCTGATTCACGCGCAGATCGCTGCGCAGATACAGGCGCAGTATCCGGCATTCAAAACCGTCGAGTTCTATCGCGACGACGAAACGGAAAACATTCCGACGCCTGCCATTCTGATGGAAATGTCAGAGGTCGAGCCGGACCTTACGGAAGACGCAGGAACTGGCCAGCTTCCCGCTTATCTGCGTTTCGAAGCGCGCATCATCATGGGCATTCGCACGCCGGCCGTGAAACGTGCCGTGCGAAAGGCGGCCTGTGCGCTCGCGGGCTGGTTGCATCTGAAAGCCTGGGCGAATGGCGTCAACGCAGGGCCGTGCGAGGTCGTGGCAGTGTCGCCTGACGAATTCGACCCACGCCTAGATAAGTGGGCCGTGTGGCGCGTCGAGTGGCGACAGCAGGTATTTCTCGGCGATAGCGTGTGGGATGGGGAGAACGATGGCACGGTGCCCGAAAGTCAATACAGCTTCGCGCCACGCA